GCTTTCCACGAGGAGATTTCCTCCGGCGAGACATAAGCAGCTAAATCGTCTCCATGGATAAGAGCAGGAACTGTTTCGAGAGTGCGATTAGTGGCTTTACAAATAGTAAAGGCATTAAGAACGCAAAGAACTGGAAAACTCAATAAAGATCCCATCAACTGTCCATTCTGCTGAATGACACTTGTGAGACCTGTATGATTAGGGTATTCAATAACGTGACGACCACCCTCCCAGTCAATATAATCCGCAAGGATATCTTGACCTGAGGCCCTAAAGGCCTCCGAGAGTGATTTAATCACGCAAGTTGAAACTCTAATATCGAGTTCATCAGTTGCCGCGGTATAATCTCCGCTAAGGAATAGATTATTGGGTTTAAATTTTCCCAGTTGATCTAAACCGTAGTTAGGGTTCCAACACGGCTCGAAACATTTCCATCTTTTCAGACTATCGAACATAGAAAGTTGGAGGGGCTTTAACGCATAGGTCTGAGCCATTGGTTTCGTTATTATACGGCACTTTAATGGTTCAGGTATGGCATGAACTTTAACAGAGTTGAACTCACTAACTTTTGAAGGATAATCAATAGATAATCCCGCAAAAGTATTGGTGGGCTCCTGGATAACTTGGTTCCAAACAGATTTATTATTAGATCCGACTCGGAACAAAAATGTATCCATTGACTCGTTAATGATTCTCTCGACTGGCAAGGTTTTATACTCATCAGTCTGTTGCCATTCATCCACAAATTCGTAACCAGAACGACTGTATACGGCTTTAGTAGGATCGTAAATTTCAGTTGCATATCTATATATGTAACGGAAACATCGAGACTTACCTAGCTTATACGTTGGGGTCAAACGTCTATAATAAGCAGAAGGACAACTAAATCCTTTAACTTGCATAGAGTGTGTCCCCAAATTACTCGTAATGATTAGGAATTTGGAGCGAAAAAGCTTACCCTTGTCTTTAAGATTAGCCATAGGAAGGACATAGTCACAATCTGACACTAGTTGTAGTAACTCTTGTCTATGATCACCAGAATCTGGTGTAGCATAGCCAAAGTCGTCTAAAACTGAAATCAGTTGACCTCTATATCCATCCCAGTGCTTGGTCGCGGCAGAGCGGTAATAACACTGATCACGAAAATGATCAGGATCATAACCGAACTTGCTACAAAGAGCACGGGCGATCTTCTCGATAGATCTGGATTTCCCGGATCCAGGTGGTCCTTCTAAGTGGATAACCACAGGTTCAATATGAACTTGGGGAAAGTCACTTTGAAAGGCCCTAACCTTGATCTGACTATCGAGGGATTTCTTAATACCTCCTTCATCACGTTTGTTTTCAAAACTTGCGTGAGTAGTTGGTAGTTTAGTA